AGCTGTTTTTAACACAGCCCTTGCAGAAGGATTAGACGGCACACAGATCGCCACTATCTTAGGCTCAGCCCTCAACCTTACATGGGCAGAAGTTACCCCTACGCTGACATGGGACACCTACCCAGCCACACAGACTTGGCTAGATGCTGAGTCGTACATCGGAACAATTGACTCAGGCTTTTACACGATGATCAACCTTGCTGCCAGCGCGACTGCTAAGTCTCAGACCTTGGTAGATCAGATCGCCACTAGCGCATTAGGCCAGCTCAGTGAAGGCAAAGATGGGAAAGTCGATTATGACGATGCTGACCATCGCTCGACTTATCTAGCTGCTAACGGCTTTACTAACCTTGATGCCTCTTATGCAACTCCTAGATCCATCACATCTCAGACCCAGATAGCCCGTATCCGTAACAGTCTGATCTATCGCTATGGGGCAGGCTACGCGAGCACCTACAGTACCTCTGATTCCGATTCTATTGCCTCTTACGGCCTCTTTGAGTTCTCTACTGACTCAAACATCAAGAACCTTGCAGACATAACCGACATTGCCTCCAGAGAGTTAAAACTGCGCAAGAACCCTAGAGGTTCCCTTGGGGCTATTACCTTTAGATTAGATAACCCAGACATGCCGACAGCAATGCTTGACAGCCTTATCGGGGTTTTCTTCGGCCAGCCTGTACTGATCAGTAACCTACCGTCTAACTTATTGGGCGGTACATTTGATGGTTTCGTGGAGAATGTGGCTCTTAACGCCACCCCTACTTATGTGGATCTAACTCTTTATGTCTCAGCGACAGACTTCTCACTATCGACTACCCAATGGGAAACAGTATTGCCAGCCTCACTAGTCTGGAATGATGTAAATGCTATACTAACTTGGACAAACGCGACAGGAGCTTTAACCTAATGGCACTTTCACCTCAGTATTCTTGGCCAGAGCCAGACAACAGCAGCCTCGTAAAAAATGGGGCACAGGATATTCGTGCGCTAGGCGATGCTATTGACACATCTGTCTGGAACATCGGCTTCGGTCAAGCAGGCAAGAATAAGATCATCAATGGTGATTTTGGTATCTGGCAGCGTGGCACTTCATTCAATGCTGCAACCTTATTTTATACAGCAGACAGATGGCAAGGATATAGTTACAGCGGAGCAAGTCAAACTGTGTCACAACAATCTTTCACAGCCGGTGCAGCTCCAGTTGCAGGCTATGAGGCTCAATACTTTTTAAGAGCTACTGCTACCAATACAGGAATTAACATTGAACAACGCATTGAAGATGTCCGTACTTTTGCAGGACAGCCAGTCACTTTGTCTTACTGGGCAAAGTCAAACTCTGCTCAAACAATTACGGCTTATGTCAATCAGAACTTCGGTTCAGGGGGTTCTTCTCAAGTTACCGCGATAACAGGAAGTCAGGCAATTACAACTTCTTGGACTCGCTACACACTAAGTGGCACTGTAACTTCTATTTCTGGGAAAACAATTGGCACTTCAAGTTACCTGCAAGTCAATTTTGTTGGGGCAGCTATCAATAATGCTTTAGACATTTGGGGTGTGCAACTTGAGTACGGCTCAAAGGCAACACCATTTGAGACTGCAAGCGGTACCATCCAAGGCGAATTGGCATTGTGCCAGAGGTACTACTACCGCACTTCTCCAACTGCATCAGGTAATCCAGTTACAACAAATGGTGGTTGTATTACTACAACCATTGGACAAGTCAATACTCCCTTTCCTGTAACAATGAGAATAAACCCATCTGCGATCGAATACTCCGCAATAAATTGGTACAACTATGGAAACAATACAGAATACAACACAGGAACATTTACTCTCGTTGGAGGCAGTCCTAATCTTGGGTCTGTTCGTTATACACATGGTTCTGCAATTTTTACTGCTGGACAAAGCGGTACATTTACTACTGCGGGATCTAGTTCTTATTTAGCTTTCACAGCAGAGTTATAGGAGATAACAATGGACAATGTAACTTTTATCAAAGATGAATTAGACGGCAAAGAACACGCAATCATTGACCACGGCAATGGTTCATTTACCTCAATGCTGAAATCTACTTATGATGAATTAAAGGCCAGTGAAGCCCCAGTTATCTAAGGCAGCACGACAACTACGGGAACAGTTTGATGACTCATTCCCAGATCGTGACCGCACATCGGATGGTTGGATCGGTGATACCAGACATTCACTTCGCCCTAGCCATCATAATCCCAATGATCAAGGCTGGGTATTGGCCATCGATGTGGATCGTGATGTCAGTGGAAAGCCAAAACCGGATCTTATGCCAGATATTACAGATCAGATTCGTATCTTATGCAAGTCTAAAAAAGAAAAACGAATTGCCTACATTATCTTTGATGGTCGTATCGCCTCAAACAAAAAGGGTTGGGCTTGGCGTCCGTACGAAGGATCAAACAAACACAATCATCACGCCCATTTCTCGTTTACGGAAGCGTCTGTTAATGATGGGGCTTTTTTTCAAATACCTATGTTAGGCGGACAATAATGAAAAACATCAAGCACCCTGCATACCTAGCCGCTGGCGCATTTCTAGCAGCTTGGGCATCATCTAACTTCGAGGCAGATTACAGAGCGATCCTCTGGGCTGTCCTATCAGGCATTTTTGGTTATGCCTCGCCTAAAAAGTAATGAGCCCGCAAGACACAGCTGCACTCGTTGTAGCTGCGATGACCGTTATTGGTTCATTTATTGGCTCAGTCAAATGGCTAGTAAAGCATTACCTCAGCGAACTAAAACCCAATAGCGGATCATCAATGCGCGATCAAGTAAATAGACTGGAAGCGCGTGTCGATACAATCATCTCACTACTTGAGAAGCGATAATTTTGCCATGGCAAGAAAATCGACTAAAGCGTTAGAACAACAAGGCTACTCAAAACTAGATGCTTATTGCATTGGGTTACAGGAATTTTGGACTTCATTAAAACGCGCTGGTTTCCAAGACGATATTGCTTTAGCAATCATTGTTGAGCCATCGGCATATCCCGGATGGATCTTGCCTGACCCAGTTGAGCCAGAGAAGTTTGGCGATTACGAAGATGAGGATGATGATTAAAAAACGCTATCTAGTGATCTCGGATCTACAGATCCCCTATCACCATGAGCAAGCCGTTAAAAATCTAATCAAGCTAGTAAAGCGAGAGAAGTTTGATCTCGTACTTAACACAGGCGATGAGCTTGATATGCAATCACAGAGCAAGTGGGCTAAGGGCACACACCTAGAATATGAGGGGCAATTAGATGCCGATAGAAGTCTGGCTCAAAACATCCTCTGGGATCTGCAGACCAGCGATATCACCAGATCCAACCATACCGATCGTTTATACCACACTCTCGTTCGCGGAGCTCCTAGTCTCATCGGACTTCCAGAACTCGAATACTCCCGCTTTATGGGTTTCTCCGACATGGGGATCCGTTTTCATAAAAAGCCGTTTGAGTTTCATCGAGGATGGGTGCTTGTCCATGGTGACGAAGGATCAATGAACAGCAATGCTGGACTTACAGCCCTTGGTTTGGCTAAGAAGTTTGGCAAGTCAGTAGTCTGCGGACATACCCATAGAGCAGGTATCAGTGCCTTCACAGAGGGCATAGGAGCCTCATACAGGACTTTGTGGGGCGTCGAGGCAGGTAATGTTATGGATAAGAAAAAAGCCTCTTATCTGAAGGCTGGCAGTGCTAATTGGCAGATGAGCGTGGCAGTCATTGAAACCCATGGAGATCGTGTTTCACCTATGCTAGTGCCGATCAACAAGGACGGCAGTTTTACCCTTTACGGCAAACTCTACGCTTAGGAATTGTTACCGTTTCGTTACCTAAATGTGTTGGACAATCTAGATAAGGCGTGAGACTCTAATTCTGTAAGCAGTCGAGGGCACTGCTTCGGTTAGGTACACAATGTCATTTGAAGTTCCAATCATAGTTATATTGTTAGCAGCTAACGCGCTGTGGTATATAGTGGGCTGGTCTCAGGGCTTTAATGAGGGCAAGCGCGAGGGCGTATTAGTAGGCAAGAATTATCAGCGAGTAGCCCAAGATGCAAGCTAGTGAAATCTTACTCAACGCCACTGACACAATCCGGGATCGTGGCCTCTCTTATGGGCATCCGGCGGATAATCTTCAACACACAGCGATGCTGCTCAGTGCATACTTACAAACCCCAATACATGACTATCAGGTGGCTGGCATTATGGTGTTAGTAAAACTTGCTAGGACAAATCAATCAGCACAGCACATCGACAACTGGGTAGATATGGCCTCATATTCCAGCCTTGGAGGCCAACTGGCCACAGAGGAGAACGATCTTTATGTTTAATTTAGCAGACTATGAGCCAGTGGAGGTTAGACTTGAAAAGTTTATCAAGGATTATCCAGCGTTTCGTATATCAACAGAGCTGGAAGTTGTCGAGGCTGCTCGATACATTGTTAAGGCGTATCTCTATAAAGATGCAAACGATTCTGTTGCTTGGGCAACGGGGTACGCTGAAGAAACGGTTTCTAATCGAGGTGTTAATCAGACTTCAGCATTGGAGAATTGTGAGACTTCGGCAATCGGCAGAGCACTTGCAAATGCAGGTTATGCGCCTAAAGGAAAGAGACCAAGCCGCGAAGAGATGAGCAAGGTCGTTACTACAAAAGTAGCAAAGCCATCGGTTCAGGATCTTAATGCGGCAATCAAGGCAGCAGACAAAGAGCCAGCAGATCAGGATTATTGGACTACGCCTGTTGGACAATACATGGGTGTAGTTGATGCACCTGTAACACTTGATAAGGCGATGGAAAACATCACAGCAGTTATGGGAACAGCAGAAGCGGCAGAAGTGCCACAATGCAAACATGGATCAATGGTCTGGAAAACTGGACATAGTGCTAAAACGGGCAAGGACTGGGCTGCATATCAATGCACAGCTTTAGGTCATGCAGGTTTTGAGGGTAAATGTCCAGCAATATGGTACGAAGTAGGCAATGATGGAAAATGGCGACCACAGAAGGCGAGAGGTTAATCATGGGTAACATTGGTATCAAGATCAATGGTGAATGGCTGGATCTTATGTCAGCGTTTATTGCATGTCAGTTATGTAATGAACCAGTGCAGATAAGGGAACTAGCAGACATTTCATCTGATGCTGTCAATGGTGTCGTATCATGGCAATGCGCTAAGTGCAGCGCAATCAATGGCTAATAGCAGGCGCACTAGAGGTTTCCGCACAGAGCGCGTAGTCGCTGAGTACCTATCGACTCAGTGGCCGGGTGCATGTGTGGGAAGGGGTAGTGGCAAGGATATTGTGAATGTACCATTTGACTGCGAGGTCAAGGCTAGAGCTGGGTTTCAGCCTCTAGCGTACTTAAAACAATTAAAGGCTCGGACATCCGTTTCGGGGGATCTCGGATTCGGAGTCATACGGCTTAACGGACAAGGAGAAGATGCTGCTGAGT